CTTATCACCGGTCAATGGCACTGATATTTCCATGGCCAGCTTCCAGGCCAGGGTATCAATGAAGTTAGGATCAAACTCACTAGGATCTTCAATCTTAGCCGTATACTCTAAATAGGCTTGATCGATTGAAGTGTATAAGCTGCGGCCGTACCTGGCAAACTCAGTGCCCTTCTGATCATAAAAGTTGCTTTCATTGAACATTCTATGGGCCGCCAGGCATCCATTCGGCAGAGCATAGGCATAGGTATAGCCTGGGATCGTTTCGGTTTCAGCAGCTAGTCTTGCGATCTTCTGGGCAAAGTTCCAGGGATATTCTTTCAATACCACATCGCGGATATTCGGATAATGAAGTTTACACATCCGGGCCGCTTGACTTGGTTCGTTAATATCAATAATTACATCGCCGCCAAACCTGGTAAGAGCAATATTGCAAATTTCTATAACACTCGCCATTATAAATTCCCTCCTAGATATTAAAATAGGGCCAGAAGGTTTATACCCCTGGCCCTACTGGTTATTGTTGCTGCATCAGCATACCAATGATTATTCCTTTATTCGCTTTGCTGGGCAATACAATTCCCTTTGCAGCGGCCAATTCTTCCAATTGCTTGACTGTTAGCTTAAAGAGATCTTCGCCGGTAGTAGCATCTGATGGTTCAATTATTGCTGCTTCTTCTTCAGTAGTGGTTTCAACCAATTGATCAATCGGCGCAACATCATCCAGAATTTTACCAATGGGATCATCTGCCACACCTCCATCATCCTTTAAAGCATCATCATCATCCAGATCATTCACTTGCGGCACTTCTGCCACTTTCGGCGCAAAGTATTCACTAGGACACGATTCTGCATCTACTTCATCACCAGGATAAAACAATCGGCCAAAGATTATGCTATGCTTCTTCGCCACATATGTTTTCATAACTATCTTACCGGCGCATCTTTGACCAGACCGGCAAAGACTTTACCACCGACCGGAGAAGTTGAAGCAAATACCAGTTTCATAAACTGCTTCATCCCTGTCGGTAATCTAAACTGAGCCAATACTGCAGCACCAGCAGTTTGCACCGGCGCAGCGCCCAAGGTAAGAGTAAGCATAGTAATTGGTGTAGTCATTGCAGCATCAGTCGCAGTCACTACGGCAATACTGTCAATCTTTCCAGAAGTCATTTTGGTTGTTAGATTGGCAATACACCACAAGGAATGATAAGCATTAGGACTTCCAAGGTCAATGACCGCAGAAGAAACAGAAGCAGCACCAATGGCTTGATCTTCTGAAAAAATAAGGTTTCCATCGAAATTCATGTAGTTTTCCCCCTCTTATTTAATACTTTAAGCGGCCAACTGTCCGGGATTGCCGGACAGTTCAACCACTAATAAAACTATACCAATTGGCTTTCTGGAATCATTAGGCCATCGCAGCGGCGGAAAGGAATACCCCAGAAGTGAGTAAGTTTCTTACCACCGAAATCATCAATACCTAATTGAACATTGGCCTTGTTTTGGGCAAGCTGCATGATCTTAGTACGCATTTTTCTGCTGCAATAGATCGCGGCTTTACCAGCACTAAGGTTTTCAATTCTTTCATGGGCATCGATCAGATAGTTGATAAGGTTAGTATCAGTAATAGTGGCCAGATCGATATTACAGATCCGCACACCATAACGATAATCGCGCACTACCAGACCGGCATCCCAATTGTACTGACTTTCCATAGCATAAAACTCGCCATCATTAGCATCATAGCACTTCACGCGGCCATTATCGCGGTACTGAAAACCAGCGCTTGTACCATCTGGAAAGATACCAAACATGGAGTTTTGGCCCCATACAGTAAAGTAAATAGAAGTTAGTGAATTGCCAGTACCTTGCGCATCAATTACATATTCAGCAGCTTCGCACTTGGCGATATCTGGCGAAAAGTAGTAAGCGCCCAGGCCGGTAAACTTCGCAGGATTAATCTTTTCATCACCATTGAACAGAGTGATTGCCATTTCTTTATTCATTGCTTGCTGATGTGCTTCATTTTCGCCTAAACGCCATTCATCATCCTTGCCGTTAAGGTTGTATTCTCTTTCATCAACCTTTGCAAGTGCTTCCATCCCGCCAGTGGTGAAGGTTGCTTGTTTGGTCCCGGACTTACCAGGCTTAACACCTCTGTTCATCATTCTCCAAGCTACGGCCGGCAGTGCAGTTCTAAGTGAACATTCATGCGCAGTCTTAGCATTGGCCTTAGTGAAAACCATATCATCTAGGATCTCGTTAGTTGCAGCTTGCATTTCCACGATCTTTGCAATCGTCTTGTCGAATCCCTGTCTTGCAGCAAAGTCCTGCAATGTACCAAAGTTAGCAGTTGAATGAGCCATTTCATAATCCCCCTTTAATAATTGTTATGTATTACTTCTTACTATTTGGAAAGAACAAGTTACCTAAGTTGTCATTTCCCCCGCCGCCACCTTTGCCATCTAGCAGGGTATCATTCTTAACAGTTAATCCAGCCTTATGAAAGGCCCGGATGATGGCCGGATGATCGCCTAGTCCGTATTCGACTAGCATCTGGTTAAGTTCTGGATCACCATAAGCATCAAGACCGCGCTTAGCGATGGCCATTGCTTCAGCATGGTTGTCCCCGCCTAATACTGGATCCTTCTGGACCTGGGCCACCCATTGATCGCGCTGCGTGTTCCATGCTTCAAGCTGCTGCGTTTGCGCCACTTGCATCATCTCAACATGGGCCGCTGCCATTTCATTTGCTGCTTCATTGCTAAGATTGTGCTTCTTGAATATGGCGCTTACCTTGTCGGCCGCCTGTTCGTTAAGGTTAAAGCCTTCCGGAACATTAAATTCATACTTTTCCGGTGCCCCTACTACTGGCGGCGGATCAGTTCCCGGAGGTGTTCCATCTGCCGGAGGTGTTCCAGCGGGCGGCGTGCCATCAGCTGGCGGAGTACCGGCCGGAGGTGTTGCGTTCGGATCTGCTGCAGCCGGCGGAGTTGCAGCCGGAGGTGCGCCACCAGCGGGCGGATCTTCTGCATGGTTCTGAAGGTTAAACTTAAAATCGCTGCCCAATCCCGCTTCGGTGTGATGCTGGGCGGAATCGTTGGCCAATTGGTTAAGCATAAATGAGGTTCCCCCTTCTCTTAATGTTTGTCCTTAATGCGTTTCGACAAATAAAGGAAAATTCCTTTATTCTTCATCCAGCGGAATACTGTTATCATCGCCCATCAGATCCATAGTAGCTTCCCGCTGCATGATAGTGAATGAATCTGGCGTAGCTTCCATGATATCCAGGAACATCGCCTGGCCAATAAACTGTAGGCCCAGATTGAAGAATGTTTGGCTATTGCCGGTCATGGCATTGACGAAAGGTTTACATTGGGCCATTAGATCCCATATGTAGCGCCGCCCATACCTAGTGCTTAGTATCTCGCGCAAATCGGCAAGATGCTGCTGCCGGTCCCTTAATGCGATCTTATTGGATTGTTCCACCTGTTCTTTGCTATTTGGTTTCATTATCTTGGACCTCCCATCAGCGCAGTGAGTGCATTATTCTCCTGGGTATTAGCTTCAGATAATGTTTTAGCGCCCTGGGCCATCTGCATACCTTGTTCCATAGCCATTTGTCTTTGTTGTCTTTCCTCTTTAGCTGCTCGATTGCTTTGTACTTCTTCATCAGAATACAGAACACCGGCCGGGATCCCCAGCATATCAAAGTATTTATCAACCACTTCATCAGCATTAACCTTATCAAGCACTGATGGGAATACGGCGGCCAGATTGCCCACGAATGACATTCCTTGCTGAAGGCCGGTAGTACCGACCATCTTCTGAGCCTGGGCCAACATACTGATATATTCAATCTTCAGATCAGCGCCCAGCTTTTTGAGCGCATCCGGAGGATCCGGCAATAAACCCGCCCTGCCCATAATGGCATAAGTAACTTCGATTAGAGGATCAAGCAATTCATCTTCTAATTGTTCCAGGACCGGGCCAAGCATCAGCAGTTTTTCTTCATGG